TATAGTTCATACTCAGCCTCTGAGTAATAGGGCCAAAGCCTACGCCTAAACACTATATCCATATCATAGAAGCGATTAGAGTCCTCATCTATAAACCCTATGTGGTATGCTGGACACCCGGTAAAGAAGGTAGTTAGTTTACCTAAAGTGTTATCTTTACTAAGTATAATAACTATCTTTACCGACATGGCTATATCATTCCTTAGGTGAGGTGGGGTACTTGGATTTTAACCAGATGCTAGCAAATTCTGCTAATCCCAGCATACCCCCATACGCTATAGCATCCTCTACTCCAGCAGTTCCCCTAGCAGCCTCATCTACGAACCACCAAGTTAGAGTCAGGATAGCTAATACTACTCCTATACGTTTAGTATCTGCCTCTTTAGTAATAGGGTCGACTAAGCAGTCGTATATGTTAAAAGAAACATCTGGATCTTTATGGGCGTTGTACATAAGTACCCACATGACTCCTAGTATAAATAGGAAAGGTATATAACTAGCTATGTTAATGTAGTTAAACAGTGCTGTTAATAACTCCACGGTTAGGCCTCTTTAAGTAGAGTTCCTGCTTCTGCAAATACTATACCACTAGGGATATTATGTTCTCTCAGCTTAGCTATAGTCCAACCCATGCGATCCTGGAAGTGAGGTTTATCAGAGATACTGGTGAAGTTGCCTCCCCACTCTAATCCACATTCATCAGCTAAAGAACCTACCTGGTCCCAGTCTGTAATACTGTCTTCATTAGTATCTGCACCGTTATCCCATACCCAAGTTTTACCGTCAGAGTCTATGATGACTATATCAAAAGCCATACCATAACCGTGGAAAGAGGTAGCTACACTCTTCGCTTTAGTTACTATACGATTCTCTTTTTCTGTAATGTAATAGAGTCCAGCAGCCTTCATAGCTGCATTTACTTCTGCCAGTTCAAACCTACCTTTGCACCAGTATGCATACTGGACTGCTTCGGTACGTAAGGCTTGGGTCATACCTATACGAATACCAAACCTCTCCATAGCTAGAAACTTTAGTTTTAGATATTTGGATTTAAGGAGGGGGTGCAGGGTATCTATTTTCTTGGTCACAGTCTTGCCTCCAGCAATCCAGTAAACCTAACGTTATTAGAAACGGTCCAGTTGTCATCCGGGTTATATATCCCCGTTCCGTCAGCGGTGCTGTAAATTACAGCAGGTGTGCCATTCACCCCCGATGTACCTGCGAAAGTAGAACCGCCCGCTAATGTCGGCGCAGCACGCATTTGGAATTCAAGATTGGACGATGAGGTGAACCCTGAGGTAATTGCTTGTCCAATACTATGTAGCGTGTATTGGCGTGCGTATCGCTTACACCTACGTAAATCCTCCTCAAAAGTAGCATCATCAACTGCAACTACGGTGCCTGGGTTAAGAGTCACGTCTTCAAGAGCGAACACGTTACCTATATTAGCGAAATCGTTGACCTGGTTTGCAGTACACATATTTGGAAAAGCGTTCCAGGTATTATCTACACCACTATTTTTATCGCTACCCATAGCATTAATAAAGAATAGCGTTAATCCGATACCATTTGTGGAACTAGATACTTGAGATGTACCCCCCGTAACAGTAATAGACTTATACTCCCAAGTATCCATTAAATTAATGGTGTACTCTTTTATGAAGTAAGTAGAGCCATTATATATCGCCAAGCAGTGTATACCGGGTACAGAGGACTTAACATTAAACCCTACAGTGAAAGTATTATCTATATACTTCACGCACTCATATCCTTCAATATGGGTCGCTTGGATAACATAGTCAGCAGCAGCTGGGGAAGCTAAGGCTGCTGTTACTGTAACAGTTCTACATAACTTACCGGTATAACTACCGACAGACTGAGCTATAGTAGCAGTAGAACCCGCTGCGATATACTGGAATATCCAACCATCCAAATCATATGAGCTATCTACTGGGGATACAAAACTAGTCCCCGTTTGTGCTACCCTGAACTGACCATTGAGAATGTCGTTCTTTATTCCAGGGGTAGTTATGACTTGTACTGAGGGGTTACCGCTTTCATCCACAGTAACCTGATTACCACTATTGGATACTTTAAATAATCGTGAAAGCTTGGCTATTGAATAACTATTACTCATTGTGTTACTCCTGTGTTAGTAGTATTGCATATGCAAAACTAACGTGTTATTGATTATGACTAATAAGTAGGGCATCTCACTTAAGTCGATAATTAAGGTTTACAGTAGTAGTTTAACTCTATGTTGAAACCCCATGATAGTTCCTTATTTATAGAAATGTTGAAATCTAAAAGGGGTGAATACAAACTGCCCGAGGGTGTCGTGATGGTATCCTTTGGCAATAGAAACCAGTCGCCATCCAAAGCCCCCTGTGATGCAGAACTCACCGAACCATGTCAGGGGCATAAGGTACGCAAAATGAAAGTATTTATCAGTGGTTATCAGATACCAGCCGCCCACGCCCTTTGCGCCATCTCTGATATAGAGATTGCCTCGCACCTTTACAGGAGTCGTCTCTGACACATTAGCTTGTAGGAGCTGGTCAAAGCCCTGTGCAGGGTTGCGGTTCATGTAAGTCAGGGCGAGCATATAGTCGCTGTAGTCTGGATGCTCCGCTTTCCACGGCGCGTCTCCGATAGCAAGGTTATCGGAGGGTTGAAACCACTTGAGCCAACGCGGGAGATTGCCATCAGGTCGGACGAACAAAGCAAACAGCCAGTTGAGCAGATAGGCTGTCAGCGTGATTAGGACAGAGGCTAGGGCTTTGAGGGGATAGGTCATGCAAGCGCCTTCACCAGCTCTGCACGTTCTGTCGCAATCTGCGCCTCTAATGCTGCCAGCCTATCGGTCGGGCCGCCCAGTAAGACTTCCCGCACCGCTCTGGACTGTGATTGCTCAAGTGCATTTATGCGCCCTTTGATAGCTGCGATGGCGGCTTCTTTCACCTGCTCCGGCGTAGGCGCGCGCAATGCGTCCTCCTCGGCTTGCGTTATCAAAACGCAACCTACGGGGAGTAGATGCAAAGCCGCCCCATCCATGTCGTCGTGGATTTGACCGTTGCTGTCTTTATGTAGTGCCATTATTTTTTCCTTTAACGAAGTTCGGTTGAAACACCACTTGCTACTGAAGTTTCTGTAAGCAAATAAGATGCATTATTTGGTATTAGACAGTTTCCAACAATCTGCGGGGTTGCGGCATTCCCGGAACTATGTCTAGCAAAATCGAAAGGTGTTCCTCTGTTGATGGAAATAGTAACCCGAATGGTAGCTCCTGAACCATCGAATGACTTTCGCAAAATGATAGGCTTACCCGTTGTGTTGTAATAAGTTGTTCCAGCAACCCTTGTAACGGCCTGCCAAGTTTGCCCGTAATGTCCGCCTGCCAATGCATTGTTTGCTGTAGTATTAGCAGTCTCTGCTGTCTTCGGGTCAATCGCTCTTTGATAGTTCCTCACCTCGCAAGTGGTAGAGGTGAGCATGTACGCCTCGAAGGTGTCCCCTGCCGCTGTGGGGATAGTAGCTCCACCTTGCAGGATAGTCAGCCCTGCACTGTGTGCCAAGGGACCAGCACCATCAGTGGTTATTTCATAAGTTACTCCTACAATCCCAGTAAATGAATCTATCTGAGCCGTACCAGTAAGCAAGATCTTAGTAGCTTCACCAAGAGCGACTGTTGAAGCTCTAGCAATAGATACTTGTGTTGCTTGTACTGCTGCATTAACTATTCCCATTTTATGTCCTTATTTATATTGGTATATATTACCATGTGATAGCATGAACTTCATCAATAGTTGTAGCAGCTATAACTTGTGCTGTTAATTTTTGACGTTTACCAACTGCTGCTCCTGATAGATTATTATAAGCAGCAGCCTTTAACAAAACAGATTCAGCAAGTGCAGCAACAGTAAGTCCGGATGTTAATGAGATTGCAGTTAGCATCGGTGTGGGAGTAGAGTTATTTGTAGTAAATGCTTGTGCTTCATTATACTGATTAGGCCATGTCAAAGTCTCTTGTGTTGGATAGGGGTTAACTATCATAGCTAGGTCATGTTGACAACTATTATTAATCTCAATAATTTTATCAGCTTTTGTTTCTTCTAATGACTTTCCTGACTGTACTACTACTACCCAAGCTCCATTCTGGAAGAAGCATCCTTCCGTAGAAGCATTAAACATAGGAGGTGCGATAGGCGTAGTCTGCATCCAGCTTGCAGGGTTATCAGTGTTAATTAATTCTCCGGTGTGTGGACTATATGCGTACATGTTATCTCCTTAAATAGCCTGTAAGTGGTCACAGGCGGCACGCAACCCAGTGCTCCAGACCGAGGACCACGGGGAGTAGAACCAAAGGGAAGCCCGCGAACCGGAGTGCGCGCCGCACGCGCGCGAGCCGCCCAGGATGACGCGCACAAGGCCATATGTGCCTAAGGTATAGATAGAGCCTCGCTGACTACCCGCAGCACCTGTATTGCCGGTCACTGTCTTGTAGCTACCCGCGCCAGATGCGTCCTGGTGTGCACTAGAATCCTGCCCCCACGTCCATTGATGGCCTGACGCCTGCTCAATGCCGTACTTGCTGGTGTAGCCTGCATTGCGTTGCGTGGTCGGGTAGGTTGAAGCGGTGGCATCGATGGACTGGTTCTCGGTCACGCCAAAGAACGCTGTGGCAGCTTCTTCTTCAAACATCAGGCGCTTCTGCTTCGCGCGCGCCAGCTCGTTCGCCACCCACCAGTTCAGCGATGGGTAGGTGGTTGTGCCATTCCCCCCGAATGCGGTTGGAATCTTTGGCAGTACCGTTCCGCTGGCGATGTTCGTGTTGTACTTGCTGGTGCCGTTGGTGTCGGTATCGGTGCTGGCAAGGTAGATGTCCACCCACACCTCTCCATCCACCAACACCATTCCGCGCGGGTCGGATGCCGCTGGGCGGAACTTCAAGTCCCAGATGCTCCATGCGTTGATACCAGCAATCTTATCTACATCAGCTTGAGTCCAGATCATGCCATTGCCTGTTGTGGCAAAACCACCACTAGCAACCGTTGTACCTGCAGCTACAAGACCGTGATGGAAGCCTCCGATCTTGCGCCAATTGCCTGCGGCGGGTGCGCTTATAAAGTCCGTTGTAGCCTGAATCGTTGCATCGTCCTTCACCCAGATTGCGTAGTCCGTTCCACCAACAAGGGCAGGCATAGTGATAGCTGTATCAGATGAGAATGTAACCATAGTTTCAGCCACACTAATCCTAGTACCTGCCTTTATTGAAAGTGCTCCCGCAGATACCTTAGTGAAGATAGGGGTTAATGAGTCAACTTTTAAAATTGAATTGTAACTAGAATTGTTTAACTGGCCCAGATTAACAATATGTCCAGACGATGTTGCATCTGGAACCAATACCCCAGTTGAATCAGCTATTAGTTTATCAACTCCGCCAAATTGGATAGAGCCTGATAAACCATCTGCTGCTGTTTTTAATGATATGTTTGACACATTAATTCCTTATTAGTTATACACTGTTACTATCAACAGCTAGTATCCCCGCTATGAGCCCATACCAAATAGGTGCAATAAGGGATAAGGTTATAGCAATACTATATCCCGCCAGAAGGTGTGTCTTCTTGTCTCTTGGAATACTCACCACACAACCCCCTCTACTTCCGCTACTAACAAGTTTACCAGCTCCAGTAGCTGTCACTTTACATACTAATCCAGGTTCTCCAGTGAAGGTACTGACATCAACACTTGTATCAGTAAGAGTTACACGAGAGTTATTCCCTAGCCCTGTAGTGGCAGCTCTGGTAATACTAACAGTTGGACTAAATATACCTGGGGTATCTAATCCTTTAGTTCTATTTATTTTTACACTCATATCATTTCCTTAAACAATTGTCCAGACAGAGCCAGCAGACACTGTGACTATAGCACCAGCAGCAACCTCTATCGGTCCCGCACTCATAGCATTCTTGCCAGTAGTAATTGTATAGTTATCTGTAACAATTTTATCGTTCTCATAGAACACCCTATCGTTACCACCTCCAGTAGCTCCTCCACTAGAGCCTGCTGAAACTACGTCTATACCATTACAGTACAAACTATTACTAGTGCCCTGGGGTATCGTTACACCTAGCCCGGCCGAGGTTTTAATAGTAAGACTATAAGACCCTGTAGTAAGATTCCTTACCGGCATGGTTCTAATTACTGAAGGTACTATGACGTTAATGTTAGCCGATAGGACCCCAACGAATTCATACGCAGAGTTAGCAGCCTCATTAGCCGTTAAGGTTACATTGGCTCCACCTGTTACAGACTTAGTCAGTAGAGTCTCTACCATTTTAACAGGGGTTACAGAAGCATCAGGAATAGATACGCTAGAACCAGACACTCCTAAGTATTTAACAAATACCGTCAAGCCGTCTGGTAGCTCAGGGCTAAACACTAAAGTCTGACCTACTAGGGTGAAATCCAAATTAGGACGTTGTACTGCCCCACCTACAGATACGTCTATGGCCTGAGCCAGTCCCGGATTATAACTGAGTGGGTATCCGGCAGCATACGTAACCGCATCTGAAGTAAAACTATCAGTCAGGTATTGTTCAAATTGTGGTGACTTACCGTAATACATCAATGCTCCTTAGTCTTAATAGCTGATGGCGTTTACTTTAGCTATCGTGCTTGTAGTGGATTTATCTATTTTAACCATCGCAGCTTGTTTACGAGCTAGTGCCGTTTGAAATGCTGCAGCTACTGATAGTATAACAAGTTGTGCATCAGCAAGCAAGAGCACTTGAGGGCTATTGGTAGAGTCGAAGAATGTAACTTTGGTCAACCCAGCTGCCTCAGCCAAACGCTTAGCTGAATCAAGCTTGATTGCTGAATCGAAGCCACCTTGATATGTTACCGTACCCACTAGTACATCTGCACCTGCGTCTAGTTCATATGCTGTGCGGACTTCGGTGCGCTTAGCCTCTTTAGCGTTAGCCAGGAGTTTAGCAGCTGTGAATTCAGGCTCTGGAGTGTTACCGGCAGCTACCCAGTCCAGGTATTCGCGGTAGTCACGGTTACCCTCTGCGAAGGGGATTGAAGCTCCGTCTGAGAGGCGGGTTACTGAGTTTTGTAAAAGTTTATACATGTTTAATTAGTCCTTGTTTTTGTATTAGAGTTCTGCATCGGCAAACCAGTAGAACCTGTATCCATATAGTCCAGTAGCAATATGGCTTGTAGTAAATCCTTCAGTGGTTGCAAACATGGATATGGCGGTAGGGGTTATATTATCAGTACTAGAAGTGTTTCTCATCTCTGTTATCTTATTTACGTTTCCAGCTGCGTCTGTAAATGATATAGTAGATATAACCCTTTTAGCTACAGAATAGTTACTAATACTCCTAATATAGTTGTTAGTAGCTGTACCAAATTCATAGTATGTGTGCCCTGTTTCGTAATACCTCTGGCACAACTCCAGCTCAGTCCCAATAGGGCGTTGTTCAAACGGGGTTGCCAACGAACCCTCTTCCAGTTGAACCTGAGCAATGGAAATAACTTTAGAAGACTGCCCTATAGCTCCTGACCTACTATCATAAGTAGACCCCGCATCTAACCAGATGGTCAGACCGGTATAGCTAGAAGTGCCTATAGTTTTACCGGATATATCAGGCACTGTTATAGTTTTTGTGTATTTAGTCCAGGTGGTAGATAGTACTTGGGCTTGTCCTACTCCTAAAGTAGAAGCAGATCCCCCACTACCAAAATTCTGGGAAATCTCTATACCTATAGAAGGGGAACCTACGGCAGCTTTAGCCCAGAAAGATAGTGTTACTGCCTTACCTGCTAATGAACTAACTCCTTCAAGTCTCTGACCGAAATTACATAGATTCCCTGCTCCAGCTACGGAGTTTACTGTTATCTCAGTGTAGTACTGAGCCCCCCCAGAGCTAAATAAAGCATCACTTGATGTGAGGGTACCTTGTGCGGCGGAGAAAGTAGTTCCCTCCACACCTACTAACCATCTATCTGCAGGTCCGTACACTCCACTAGTAGTAACCGGGGTAGTACCCCTCTGCCAGATATCGAAGTTACCATTTATAATCTTATTTCTAAACCCGAACAACTGAGAGCCGTTCACGGCTTGGGTCTGGCTAGTAGCAGCTGCAACAATAGTCTTCCCGGTAGTAACATCTACAGAGTGAGTCTTAACCCAAGTAGGTACTACCCCGGCCGTAGCAGGAGCTGCATACCAGTATTCCTTAAGTGCTCCTGTATCGGTCCACTTTTCCAACCAGCATTCACCGGTTGTATCACGTCCAGCCCAAATTCCCGTAGTAGTATTAACTGCTACGTTAAAGGATTTACCAATTTCAATAGTTCCAACGGTAGCTGCATTAGTAACATCAGCGTATTCCCTGACCTGGGCACAGCCAGCAGGAGTTAAGGTACGTAGTAAACCTGGACTCTCTTGGTTTATTGGAGTCCCATTATCCTTAAGCATTGCGTATGGTAATTTGTTCATGGCTTTATTTTAGTTGAAGTTGAACTTCATTTGGTTATATGTTCAGGTAAAGCGGTTGTTATTTAGTGTACCATTTATATCCGCTCACACCTCAGGTTCTTTGTCCTTTATCAACTTGAAATGCATCACCGAGGGGTGGGGTAGGTAGGTCATGGCTTCGGATACTTCGCCTTGACAGCGAGACAAGCATCTATATAAGCCTGCTGCGCTGCTGTATCTCCTTTAACAACTGCATCTAGGTAGTCAGCCATCGGCGGGTATTCTGCGAGACGTTTGTCGGTATATGACAGCCTAGCTGCTGCCTCGGCGGCCTTAAGCTCTCTGTGCGATGAAAGCTCCGCATCTGAAATAGGGATGAGTTCGGGTTTGATATAAGCGTCCTGCGAGCCGTCAGCGGCGTAGGCGTAGATTTCGTTTGTTAGTGTATTTTTATAATGTTTCATGATTTTACCTTTATCTTAATTCAAACCAGCTTCCTTTTGTAGGCGAACCAGCAGCAATGTTTATTGAGTATGTATCACCTACTCCTACCAAAAAGCTCAACCCATTAGCGTATGTTGTCGAACCTCCGCACGACAGTTGACCATAGGTAGAATTTACAATAGCTACTACGGCATTTGGAGCAGAGCCAGTACCTCTAAAATGCACAACGATTGGCCTCCCCGTCGTGTTCGTGTACGTCGTGCTGATGGCTCTGCTCGCAGTCACATCCTGCCAAGTTTGCCCATAATGTCCGCCTGCCAGTGCATTGTTTGCTGTAGTATTAGCTGTATTCGCCGTAGTGTTAGCAATTTCTGCTGTCTTCGGGTCAATCGCTCTCTGGTAGTTCCTCACCTCGCAAGTGGTCGCGGTGAGCAGGTACACCTCGAAGGTGTCCCCTGCCGCTGTGGGGATAGTAGCTCCACCTTGCAGGATAGTCAGCCCTGCCCCTGCGGTAATATCTCCAGCGCCGAGGCATTTGCGTTTGTAGGTTATCCCTGCGACACCGTGAAATGCGGTAATGGCTACGCCTGTGTCGGAGAGAGTGCCTTCGAGTGATTCCCCCGTTAGGTCGGTAGTCGCGGCACGGACTGTGGCAGCTACGGCATTCACGCTTAAAGCACCATCAGTGAATGTCTTCACTCCAGCAATACCCTCATTCCCAGTAGTACTTACCTTAGTAGCTAAGCCATTGCTTAAATCAACTGGACTCACAGCCCCAACCACGGGAGTAACCTTGCGGGATACGATCTGTACTTCGTCATCCAAAACTGCAGCGGTACCTCTGTAGTACTAGGTACCGTCGGTAGCTGTGAATTCAGATGGTAATATTTTAGAGCCATTCAGGAATACATCTACACTTCCAGGCGTATAGGAAGCACTAAAAGTCGTTTGACCGGAAGTAGCAATGTACGCATACCTGTACTCTGCATCAACGATGTCGTTAGGAGCTACTCCGTAGTAAGCGTTAGATTGTGCCATAGTTTATTAACCTGCTATTTCCAAAAGTTCAATAGATAAGTCTATCATCAAAGTAGTATCAGTAACTGCGTGTACTATGTCACCAGCCTTAAGTACCATCTTAGGCAGTTTAGCTGCACCACCATAAGGGATGGAGATTGCATTCAAACGATTCACTACACTAGCTCCGTTATGAATCTCTAGCGTTAAAGTATGACTGGATTTATTCACATTGTCTATGTTAGACGCCGTACCATGGAAAGCGATGACAGTAGTACCAGATGCTACCGGTCCATACACTTGGGCTAGTACATTAGTTACTTGAAAGTCTGCCCTGTTAAAAGTTGTTGTTGACATTTTTATTCACCTAAAAGAATGGAATATATAATTGCATTAGAAGAACCTGCTTCTAAATCTGTAATAGTCGAAGTAGTACTTTGATATACCTCGAACTGTTCGCCTGCCGCCGGTAGGCTTGGTAAATCTGTAGCCCAAGTAAAACTACTATCAGTCTTAGATAGTAGGGGGCGAACGGTGCCAGCTAAGGCTCCACTAGTAAATTGTACTAGATACTTACCAGTAATAACTGTAGATACTCCACTAGAGGTTAGCGTAGAAGATAACGAAGCTAATGTAGGCGACGGACTTGCTGCAATAGTTCCCGTAAATACTCTCTTGGAGTAGTTAGAGAATCTCCACGTATCGACCGTATTCTTCAGTGCTACCGTTGGGTTGCCGTCATCATCAAGGCTGGCACAGACATACGATGTCCCATTTGAGTCAGAGGGTTTAGTTAATAGCTCCACAGAAGACAGCTCTGACATCCTGGTGTCAGTCTTAGCAAAAGAAGCTAAGGTAGCGGAAGTTACCCTAACCTCCACTGAGGTACCTGAAGGGAAACTGGCGGTCGAAGTATTCTCACGGCCTCGGATTACCGTCAGTACATTTCCAGTCTTAAGGAAACACTCTACTATCTCCACAGTAGTACCAGTATCTAACGTAGCTAAAAAGTATTGACCAGTAGTTGGGCTGGGAAATTTACTAGCGTCTACTAAGGTAATAGATATATCCGCACCTGTAATAGGTAAGGATAGTGTAGTCTTAGCGTTGTTTGCAAAAAGTTGTTGTCTCAAAGTCATAGTTAAACCTTAGGTATGTATACTATGGAGCTAGCCGTAGTTTTTAGTTTCATTTCAGTGCCCAGGGAGTTTATAGAAGCAGTAGCCCTAGTAACATACGGTGTGTGATCCTCCGTTAAACTTAGTAGTATTTTAGCAGTATTATGCCTTAGGTACTTATTAGCGAACTTAGGTATTGCAGTAGAAGAGTTATAAACCTGTAGTCTGCTCAGTTCGTCTAGATTACAAATACCTATATACTCACCTAATGTAGTAGTACCTGTATTTTCATATATAAATATTTCTCCGGGTAAATTAGGATATACTCCCTCTACCTGAAGTAAGCTTAGCAGTAATACCTTATTCTTATTTGAGTCTAAAGATACCTCTATGTTAAGGTAGTCTCCTGGTCCTTGGTAGAAGGGGGGGTTTGCCATTAAGCCACCTTAATAGTCCACTCGAAGTGGATGCTAAAATCTGCCGTCTTAGGAATACCGGGAAAAGTCTTTATGTTAAACAATGAGTTGTTGGAGAATAATAGTCCAGCCTCGGTGATAAGACTACCATTGGCGGTTGACTGATCAATGTCAGCGATAAACGTAACTGAAGGTATGGCCATATCCGTAGTATTATAGGTAGTCACACTTAATAATGGGGTGAATAATGTGAAAATAGACCCACTTACTGATTTAGGGTATAGGCCCTCAGGGTCTACTGTTCCACCGGTACCTATCTGTAATCTATCTATTACATTAACAACAAACCCGCTATTATAGATAGAGGACAGCATATACTGTTTCGAAGTTAACACAATTAGGTTCTGTTTAGTAAGGACCGGCTCAACGGTCCCATCCGTGAATACTTTACTAATAGAAAGAATGCCATCTAAGGTGTGTATTTTAAATACAGCCTTAACCCCGGTTACTATACTTGAGTAGAGACATCTTACCTTTTGGAGTATATGTGCTGGAATATTTTTCATGTTATTTAGTGTTATCTGACTACCTTGTGTACGAGGGCTGAGCCGTCTCTAAGTATTTGTCTAGGCGTATTATTCGCATCTAGGTATTCTGTATCTACGGTAGTCGTTTGACCATCTTCATTGATAGCATTACTAAGTGTATTATAGCTTAAAACCCCCCTCCCCCTCATGGAGTAAACGGGAGAAAGCATAGGTCCTAACCCCCTAGCCATGGGTGCATTAGCCTGCTGGATCACAGGATCAGTATCTTCTATTACCTTGTAGGGTGAAATCTCCAAGTCAAAATTAGAGGTTACTAAGTATACACCCACTAACCCCGAAACTATTCTGACTCCTATAACCAAATCTCCATCCCTTAAATCAGTAGGGTACGATGGTAACCATAGAAAATCTGCTCCCCTCGGCAAGAATGGGCTACTTGGTATTTGGCTGGTAGTTCTAGAAAAAATAATATTAAAGTAGGCAACTAATAGTGGTTTATAGTTAAATAAATCTATAGCAGAGTTAATGGCAACGCTATTAATAGACTGATCTAGATCCCTAGCTAATAGATTAAAACTCCAGCGGCTAGAACTTGGAGGTGCAACACTCATTGCGCTACACTTAGCGGCTATAGTCTCATCTGTAACTATGTACATGGGCACCACCCTCTTATCTGCCGTGATCAGCCCAGTAGACATAAACCCCGTTAATGCTGGTTCTCCAAAAGAGTTGTCTATCCCTCTAACATGAGCTACTACCGACCTCTTAGCCCGTAAGGTGTTTTCCCCCCTAGTGAACAAGGTATTTAACCACCCAGCATCACTACTGAGCGTATTAGAATACTGACCAGGAAGATTTACAATACCTGTCACCGTTTGATCTCCAGTTCTCATAGATAATCCGGACTTGAATAGTCTATCTATAGTAGAGGATGCGTTCATTCTCATGAAACTTGGTGTCCCTCTTAGAATACAGTCAACTGGCACCTCATCACTTATAGGGAGACCTGCAGTATCAAAGTTAACCGAGTCTCCCATCATGTCACCTGGAGCCAACCATAGAATCCTGGTGTTATCCCTAACCATACGAGAGATGGAGAATGAAAAGTCCTCAGTAAGTAATTTATCTCTTCGTTGAGTAAGAGTATCGTCACTAGAAGTTATAGTTTCCTCAAGGTAAGGGATACTCCATATGTAGATAGCCTGAGAATACAGAGGTTTAACTCTATTGATAATATCCTCTATCTGTTGGAAGTTTTGGTTATTTTTGAATGTACTAACTTTTACATTAACGAGGAATGTATGATTTTTTATGTAAGTACGCATTAGATAGTCGAAGTTACTACCTAACGTGGCATACCTTTCAGTCTGGGTTTCAGGTAGTGAGGGAATTATGGACGGGGGTATAGATAGATTTATCCACCAATCACCATCTTCAACCCAATCTTTAATCTCTACCCACTGAGAGAGCTCATCAGATACACTCAGGATATCACCCGGTAGCACTGAAGGTAATAGCCCATATGGTAATACATACTTATTCTTATCCGTAATAACTATATACTGATCAGTGTCTAAGTACTGACGAACATCTATAACCTCTTCACTCTCCCTGGCCAAAGGGATGCCTAGGCATAGGTTTAACCCTTTACGTAGGATAGACAAAGTAGGGCCTTGGTAGTACATATAGTACAACCCGTACACAAAGCTTTTATAGACTTCTGTAGAGGTAGCAGGATCAACTCCTATAAGCTTAGCGTAGTGTTTATATATAAGTTGCTCATCAACTTCGGCATCCACAAACCACATAGCGTACTCTGTAGTGCCATCTGCTAACTTTCTAGCGGGAAATCCAAGCTCAGATAAGGGCTTGTATAAGGTTATCTCGCCATCACTCACATGATAATTAACATTATCTTCTAGCGAAGTAGTAGGGAGTAATGGTCTATTGGCTATAAACTTAGAGCCCACAATTTCTATAGGTAATGTGAAAGTATTTACTTTCCCCTCAACCTCATCACTATTTTTAATAACTACCAGCTTAATGGTTGACCCAATAGAATCCTCTATATCCTTAAGGCTTATGGAAGAGGTCATCTGTAGGAACTTACTATATATAGATGCTGCTGACTCTGAGGTAGCCTCTAACATCAGGTTAACCATGCCAGTATCCTCAAACATGACTGAGAAGAAGTCTGAGATACCATATAGGTAAGTTAGATTAGTAGTGTCAGTACCAACTGGTAGTCCCTCTGCTCCGAATCCAGAATATGTCGTCATAGGTTATCTCTGTACTGGGGCGTTAGTTGCTGGTAAATTCTCTACAGTAGTTGTTATAGTGTCTAATACGAATAGGCTGGTAGGATCATTGGGATCCAATACGTCTTCTATTACACCAGTATCTGGAGTTATTAACTCTGTTAAGTCTCTGGTGTACCTAGAGTATGATACGAACAATGGTAACTTGATATCCAACATACCGGCATTCTTCAAGCTGGCGACTAGTTCTGCTACTACGAAAGGTTGGCCTGGAGCCAAACTATCTATATATGCAGTAGCTGCACTCTCCACTAGCGTATTACTGGATGTAGTGTACTGAGTAACTCCTATAGTCAGGATATATAGATTAAACCCTCTGGCTAAATAGTCGGCACAGAGAACTTTCCTCTCCTTATCCTCTAAGTAGTTCTGGACAACATCTACCTTATCAAACCTACGGACCTCAAATGTTGCCGTCTTATTAACGTAAGCTGGTCCAAAGTCTATATGGATTTCTTGTTTAGTACTAAATCCGAAGTCGGCTGGGGGATATGTAGAGACGCATATTGGGCTAGTTGTAGTTATAGTAGTAACATCATCTACCATAGTAGTGACACTGATGATGAAGTTATCCTGGTCTGTAACTGAGCTAATGACCCAACTTCCATTAAAGCCGGAAGGTGTTAATCCTGATAAAGTAACTTTCCTGCTTACCTGTAAACCATGTCTGGGCATAAATACAGAAACTACCCCATTACCTAAATTAGTGACCGACAGTACCTCTCTGGACTCCACATTTGGATTCCTCAGCGTGTACCTGACTGGGCTAGTTATGGTAGCAGTGTCAGTAGTAACGGCATTAGTGTTGTTAGAGGTAAACGAAAAAGTACTAAGGGTTATTGCAGATATGGTTCTACTACCATTAAGTACGTTAACTTCACATAGCATTGTACCAGTACCTGAAACCGGTATATTGGCTAGAACTATATATGAGAACGTATCTGCCGTAGTAGAGGTAATAGTATAAGTACCATTATAATCAGAAGGGGTTACCCCAGATATAGTTACGGTATCTCCTGGTAAGAATCCGTGCCCAACACTAGTAGCGGTTACAGTTACACCGGTGCAAGTAATACTAGATACCGATAAGGTTTGTGAGAACCCTTGTACGTCTATAAGCTCGCCTTGAATAAATGGGTGAGCGTTTGAAGTCAGAGTATATGTAGAAATACCTGATGTAGGTGTATCCACTAGCACGGACACGTCAGTATATGGGACAGTAACTGAGTTTAGGACTGGAATAGTATCTTCTGCACCTGCGGAGATGCTACTACGGAAGACTCTGTAGTTAGGGCCAGTAAGCATGGCCACCCCTAAAGAATCTGTACTCAGTTGAACTAGCTCAGATACAGGGGATTTAGAGCAGTAGACATCCACAGCCCCACCTAAGTGAACCCTAGTCTGGATAGAGTGCTCTAATATGCTCGGCATGGTCACAGGCACTACAGTACCAGTAGGTACTGTTACTTCAATAGTATTGGTAGTAGTATTGTTTATCTTAAATTCCCCATTTAGGTTAACTGAGGATGAACCACTAGAAGTCACATACTGACCAGTATAAAAGCCGTGGTCTGTTATAGTTAGGGTAGCTACGGTATCCACTATATCAATGGACTCCACAAGTTTAGTTGCACGCTGGGGAAGCATACCTATAATAAGGTCCCTCATCATGCTTGAGTCCCCCATACCTATAGTAAGTATATGGTTTAGGTCTGTAAACATGCCGCGTAGGTTGAAATCTACAGACGGTTGATTAATCAGGTTACGGGTGGAAACCGAGGATTTAGACCTAGCAATAAACTGGGTGTTAGTTTCTGTTGGTACTGATCCACTTACTAGATAGTTAATCTCTCCCCTTAAAAAATATGGGTCAAAGTTAGAGAAATACAGCAAGCTACCTGAGCTCAGGTTATATTCTACCCCTTCACTTTCAGCTGCTAGGTCTACATCTATGTAGTACTCGTTGCTATAGCTATCATACTGTACGTATGATGACGATAAGTTATACGCTTGTGCCGGGAAAAACTTTATTTTATTATCTACTGAAAAGTAGGTGCTTGATGGGATGCCTATGTTTTTAGACCTGGCGAAGAATAGGCGTACATTAATAGTACTTTTAGTACCTTGATTACGCTCAACAAACAGGTTGGACATAATTTTATCTACCATTTCTGTAGAGGTAGTATCATCAGCTCCGCTTATCGTGTTCTGTTCAAAGTGGTAGTCTAGACCCTTCTTAATCATGGCTAAAAGGGTAGCGGTAGGACGTATAACGGTATCACGTAGGGCCGTACCCTCTCTAAGGTCCAAGGTTGGAAACTTGGCTTCGAGTATTTGTTTAGCCAAATACTCGGCTTCAAGAATGTCTCCTTGAGAGGGTTGTATACCCGGAAGTACGGAATAGAAGTCTGTCATATGTTAAGCAATGTCCTTGGTTACGATTAGTTTAACATTTTAAATGACGGGGGTCTACACAGTTGGAGTAGTTTTTAGGTCCGTAACAGGGAATGGTAAGGCTACTTGGGCGGTTTCCCCTTCCATAGTAACCATTTTCAAATACATGGTAGCAGACTCTGAGCTAGTGTCTATATTTAAAATAGAAACCTCTCTTAACTTAGAACTAGGATCAACTTCATCATACAAAGCCGCCTTAGTTTGAGATTCAGCTGATTTAATCTGGTCCCTTAAGTCGGAGATAAGCAGCCTATCAGTAGAAGACACATTAGACCGCATAACTATGTTAGTAAAAGTAGTTCCTATATTGGGGCGTATAACGTCACTTCCCCTAGTTGTTAATAATATCTTGAGAAAGTACTGAGCCACCTTCTGTATGCCTGTAATACTTCTAGGTGTGTAATCTATATTAAAAGTAAGTTTACCCTCGGGAAAGCCGTCGGGGAATGTTATAAGTAATAAGTCATAGGTAGCTCCGCTTGGGAGGTTTTCATTAGTACCTAATCTAGTATTTATACCTACTATGTTCATGCTTATCCATTCATCCTATTAATAGTTAGTGCACCTTCATTAGAGTAAAATTTAGACTCTTTATCTGCCTGATAAGTACGTAGTATCATATAATCTAACTTAGTCCTATTACACATAGCATGCTCTCGTAGCATCGCTGCAGAATGGCTGACCGTCTCTATTATCCTGCCATTACCATAACTGGGGGAATCCCCCTTAAAAGTGGTACAAATTCTTAGTAGTTCTGAATAGTCCAGTCCATCCGAGTAATCTCGGAACTCCTCAGGTAACACATCTCCGGTAGTATCAGCAGAGGATACTGCCTCCGACCTAAAAAAGTTAGAGAGACTGGTATATATGGATGCTACTTGTTCCTTGTAGGAAGCCATGATTAATACATCTTAATATCTGTTTTAATACCCTTAATCTTATCCACCAGCTTAGACTTCAGGTAGTTAAGGCGGTTAATATTCACCTCTAGCTTACCAGCTAACTCAGTAGAAGTCATACCTTTAGCGTGATTAAGAATAAATTTCTCTTCACTAGAAAGCTGGTCCATTAGGTGAGCTAATAGAATGGCATTTTCATTAAACGAAGTAAACTCGTTAGGGCGCTCAGTGTTAGACTCTATTAGATCTGAGTACAATGAGTTTTTAAACTTGATAGTGTGGCCCTTACTCCACCCTAAATGTTTGGCTAACTCATCATCAGATGGGTCTCTGTTTAGTTGTTCAGTTAACTGGGTAAGACCATGATTATACTCATGGAATTTAAGCTGCATATTCTCGGGGAGCCTAACAGCATTCTGAAACTTGTAGTTCATGCGCCTAACCTTAGGTAGGTAGTTCATGACGTGGGTAGATATGGTCGTACCTTTACTAGGGTCATAAGTCCGTATGGCCTTAATAGTCCACTTCTTAGCCTCCGCTGACAATGCTGCAGGTGGGAGACTACCTGAAAGCCTATTAACTTCCGACTTAATAACTGGGCTTAGGCTTTCTACTAGATTCCCCAAATCACGTTTGCTACCAGTCTTTTTCCATGACTCAAACATTTCCTGGTCACGTTTACGAGCCTCCCCATAATTAAAGGGCACCCGTTCAGGGGTTGTGACTGCGGGCCTGGGTACTAACGACGCAGTAGCTGGGTTGATAGGTAGTGGGGCAAATGATACTTTAATCATAGGTATACGCTGTATTCTGAGTAGATACTGTTATTATATCCGATAAGGAATGCCTGTAGTCTACTACTAAATCTTTGATTAACAAAGCACTCATCTGCCATAGACGTATCAGATATTTTTTTAGCTAGGCCAGCCGGTATCAGTGAAGTTCTAACACCCGTCTCCCCCGGCCTGGGATATCCTATATTAGTAGTTAAAGTGGTGTCGGCCATAATCCTATATCTTAAATTAAATGACTTGTATGTTGTTAGATTTCAAGAAGTCTATAGTTTCAGGGTAATCTAGGAATAGGCTAGCGCCCGGCTCTAATGGAACACCCTCATCCACGTCTGGATTTAATCTAGGATCCAGGTAGTTAAGTGATTCATTAGTATAGTTTTCTTCAACCAAATCTATGAACTTATAGTTAAAAGTTTTTTCTATAGATTCCCTAGTTTCAACAGCTCTATGGATTAGTTTTAAGTTCCCTATACCCGTTGTGTCATCACTATCGCTACCACCATTATCACTATAAGTAGCACTTTTAGTACCCGGTGCTAGAACTCCGTTTACCCTCTTCTGAGTATAAACCTCCATAGTCTGGAAGTTTATTAAGTCAGATGGAGCAGCTGAGCCTACCCCTAGTACTGACCTGTAGAACTCGTCGGCCTTAGCTTTAGCCTTAGGATTATTAAGTATGGTAGACATAACACTAGTCACTGATCCACTAGAGTCCCTATTAACATTATACAGCTGGAGAGAGGTTTGTAGCCACGGATGAGAGGGCATCAACTCATAGTTAGATAATTCAGAGTATGTAGCTGCGCTAACAAAAGCCACAGACGTATTTATAGAGTCAGCAGTTATAGAATGAGTGACAGACGCACACAATGCGTGGAAGCTGGGCAGGTTAGGGGATTTAGCCACAATATCCATTGGATAGCCGGGAATGATGTATGGGTTGAATATACCTGAGATAGACCCAGTCTTAGAAGATAAGACTTCTTTAGTATAGTCATAGTCTGCGGCGGCAAATAAAATCCTCTGGAATGCCGCCACACCCGAACCTTTGAAGTTAGGATCTAGCAATTCCTTAGCGGGGTCAGACTTACCATTTTTACGGCCATGCATAAACATCCATCCGTCGTGTAGATCTTTGGTTATCTTACCCCAGTCACTATCTTCATCTGGGTGTTCCTCAGTTTTCACTGTACCAGAAGCGATAGACTCATTACAACGTTTAACTAGGTATGCTAACCATGACGGTGCTATAACCTGTTTAGGTTTAAATCCCCCACCCAACTCATACTTACCCGGGATATTATATGACGCCCCTGTAGACTCATGTAATGAGGGTAGTATACCATTAGACGGAGTATCGACCACTGTGGCGTTAGCCTCAGCTGGTGTAGCTGGTGCAAATTTAACTCCGTTAATGACTTTGGGGTCAGGAGTCTCTGTGGGCTTATACAACCCTTTAATCATTAGTCCAGTTAATACAGACTCTCGTATGGAGTGGGGACCACGATAGTGTAGTCCTACTTGAGCTTCCTGACCAGGAACAGCGCTATGCACCAGGGATACCCTCGAAGGTATATTGGCCTCGTTCTGAGAAACCTGGACAGAGGAGTACATATTAGGTAGTACTATATTACATACTGGGCTATAGTAGAATGGCAGCTGTGGCTTAATAACTGTTTCAATAGCCATTAAGTCATCGTCGTTCTGTACTGAAGTTTTTTTAGGATCCTTAGGTACTGAGGCTGGACTGGCTAGAGTTACTACCTCGTACTCAGAGGACATGAAGAACTCGTGGAATAGTCTAAAAAAGCCCGTCTTGTTACCTGTAAACTCCAGCATGCCTTGAATAGCCTCTACTGATAGAGAGGCCTGGGTAGCAGTCATAGAGTGTAGTCTATACGCAGGGGGTATCATTACCGGCTTAGATGCATCAGTCTTATTACCAGTATCATCACAGATGGACTGCTTACCGGCATTTACGGCATCCTCTATCAGGTTATGTCCGGACACCCTATCGAAGAACTTAAGCCCATCCTCGATCAGAGGAATATACATGGCCACTAGTATAGTGTTATATTGGCTTAAATGGTAAGCAGAGGACTTCAACTGATTCCACATGTTCATCATGGCTGATGGCATACCAACCCAACGCTCTTTTACTGAAGAGAACTTAGGGTCTAATAGGGCATGATCTACGTTCAGTACGTTAGGATTACTAATTGATATTGCGTTTTCTGTGTTGGCCTCAGTACGTACTCCATCAATACCTCGAAGGGCTAGTACCAGAGAGTGAGTAGAACCAAAACTATTTGGCTTAAACATAGAGTCATTGGGGCTCCAGTTTGTATAGGATCCTGATGGATAGCCTGAGAAATCTAAAGTAACGTGATTGAGAAGATCGCTTTTATGTACGCATTGGAAGTTAATACTTGCTGACTGTACAGATGCGCTATAGCTATTACCAATTATATGTCCCCAAAACAACAGACGATCCTTACCCAGTACGGGGTCTTCGTAGAAGATGTGTACCTTAGGTTGGTAGTACCTAACTATATCCATCAGACCTGGGCTAGGCGGTAGTTCTAAGGACGCAGATGGTACATTACCTATCGCCTGGGAAATAGATATGGCGGAATAAGGTACTTCTACCCCTTCAATAAACAGGGTCACCTTCTGAAATAGTACGTCTGTGTTAGATGACATTTATGTAAATTATGTACAATGATACTACGTATAAAAGTTTTTCTAGCGGATCTATTATCTTATCTAAGTACTCAGATTGGTCCGTAGGTATCTGCAGTGTCTTAATACGCTCAGTAATCAACTCTAATCTGCCGCTGGGTATTAACTCCTTTAGCAGAGAGATCCTAACACTTGGCAATAATTCAGGTATATATTTCATACCTAGTAAGGAACCTGAGTATGTATTCGATAAGTACCCCATTAAAGGCGTAGTAGTATTATCTAAGTACTTGACTACTAAGTGCTCCTCGTCCTCTACTGGGAATGACAGAGTTAATGACTGGCCTGATGCAGAGTATGTAGTGTGGTCTTTTAGTATCCCGTTATGGTACACCCGTATTCTTTTGAACAGAGATACATCCATTGCTAACTGGTAATTATATTGACCAAATGAGCAATCTAAGACTTCTATATGAAGTATTTTTTCAGAAGGTATATTTACATATCCACCGACTTGTGGATAGGCTTCTTCTTGAAATTCAGACGAGAAGCACCTGGCACATATCCCACCTACTGAAGTACAGGTATTAACATGGACACTGGCAGCCTCATAGATACCTTGTGATAATAAATAATTAAGTCTAGTTTTGGTAAATGGGCTGTTAGTAGCTAACTCTATCTCCCCCTCCATCCTATAACTTATATTTTCTATTTCCCCTACCGTTGTGCCACAGTTATTCTCCACTATCTTAACTCTAGGAGTAATAATTAGCTGGGCAAGGTTATACACATCCTTATCTGTATCAGGGACGTTGTCTAAAAGTTTTTCAAATATAAGTGAAGTTAAATAGCTTCTCATCGTTTTATTTTATAAAGTAGGCCCACGTTCTCTAGTACGTGGTGTTCCAGAGCTTAACGCCATCATTATACTCATCCTGTTACCTCCTGACAAGGGTAGTGATGCCCCCGATGCAGTCCTGGCCTTAGCTATGTTAAAAAGAAGCGGACCTGAAGAGGGATGACCCACTGATCCTGATAGAAATAAGGACCCACTCTTTACCTTACCAGAGGATACTAGGGAATGTAATGAGTTATGTATGGTGGAGGGAGCGTTGGTAATTACACCCTTAGTTTTTTTAAGTGTAGCCAGAGTATTGTTGTAGTTAGTCCTGATACCGGCCACTTGCATAGCCGCACCCTGAATTGTGGTGTTGACCATATTAACTAGGTTAGTAGCCCCATAGGCTATACTATTAATATCCCTTAACACCCCGTTGACACCACCGCTGAATACCCCAACCACTCCACTTACGTTACCTGTGGCAACCTTAACCAGTTTAGTTAAGCTGGATAGTACTCCGAATGTAGGGGAGAATAGTTGAGTCCTTACCCCTGAAAAGGTGCTAGACCACTCCTTAAACTTATCCTTATCTACTACCCCTAAGTCTGACTTAGTGGAAAATGTTGCTACTCCATTTAACCCTAAGGTTGGAACTGCAGAAGTAGAGGCGGCAGCGGTTATTCTTGCTAAGTCAGCAGAGGTAGTGTTAGGATCCTGTATAGCTTTTTCCACGGTGGAAGACCTACGCTTAATCTCTTCTATCTGTGATATAGATAGGGAGGGTAGAGCATCCTTACTAAATTTTAGTGAGCTAATTCCTTTGGGATTGAAGGCCCCATTAGGGAGATCTGCTGCAACCGGGTCCATCCTCTTGGCTAGGAACTGGAATGAAAAAGGTATGGATACGTCATTAGCCGACTCTTGCTGCCAAGAGAAGTTATTAATAGTCCCCACTAAGGTCATATTAGGTAATACTATCTTCAGCAGCTCATAGTTTTTAGCTAATTGACTACCACGCATTACCCCGTTATATAGATTTAACCAATGTACAAACCAATTATTATCTACAGAGTCTACTAGTAGACCCGAGAAGTTAAAGATAATTGGACGACGGCCAAAGTAGTATATAACCTCGGCATCCCCAAACACTTGGGTTACTTGTATTTTTTCTTCTAAGTTACAGGATATACCGGTCAGCAAGAAATCTGCATATCCTCCGTAAGGACCATCCGAAGTAAGTGATGCTGCATCCCTAGCATAAGTAGAATCAGAATCTACTAGGCGGGAATCAACACCTGCCTGGTTCTGAGTAAGAAGTTTTATGTATGCACGAGTGCCTCTATCCCCACCGTTACTAGTAATATACTTATTTGGGTCGCTGGAAATACTCCTTGGCCTAGAGACTAGCATTCTCTCAGTCTGTGGTATAGGAGAATCCCACCTTATAGTGGAGTTAGCATCTTTAACTTTTTCTATAGAATCCTTGGTAGCCGTAGAATTAACATTCTCTGACACTCGGTTAGGGAATGGGGTGTAGTCCTTCCCCATAACTTTTTTATATTCTATTTCAGCTTGAGTAGGCATGCTATTAATCCATGTTAAAATCTACGGTCTGTAGTACTACCTTCTCACGAAGAGTTTCTCGTTGTCCAAATAGACCACCGTATTGATTAGGTATAAAAGCCTGCCCGTTAGAGGCGGCCCTAACACCATCCATAATATTTTTTACTTGATCCAAGTACAGCTTAACCGGGGTTATAGCATGTACCGTAGGGATGATAGTGCTCGATTTATTTTTTAGTGTCATTTTGTTATACTCCTCTCGGCCCACCATTCTTACCCCACTCTTCTAACCCCACTCTTCTAACCCGCTACTATTCTGATTAGTAGTGGATGGTGGGATTGATACTGGAGCATCCGCTTTAGCACCTACACTCTTAGCAAAGGTATTAACGGCAGCAGCAAAGGTATTAGACGCTCCATCTAGCCTCTTAACAGACTCTTCATATGATCCCATGCTAAGACCCCGATTAGCATCTGATACGTGGTTTTTCAAATCCTTCAATGAATCCACGTTAATTTTAGCAGCTTTAACAGCCTCTGCGTCACTCATGGCCGCTGATGATTCTGACAGAACTACTCCTCCACTAAACTCCAGGGCGGCTTTTCTATTCTTAGTCTTACTCATCCCATCGATGAATGCTTTACCTAAGGTAGAGCCTTGAACTTTAGTATTTATACCTAAGATGCCTCCTATGGCGTCCCTACCGGTTTTTCCCAAAGCAGCAGATAGTCTCTTAAACTCCTCAGTACCGGAAATTTTAGAGAACTCTTCTTCAGACATAGCAGCGCTTATTCCTGCTGCTGCCAACGTCTGAGCATCCCCTGCCAACTGAAGATTATCATCTATAGTTCTATCATTTTTCCCGAATATACCTTTTACAGTATCCTCTAGTTTCTCTACCTTATCAGAGGATATCCTAGTTTCAGCAGTGTGCCTCATGGCCTCGTTAGAGGCAGCTAGAAGCTGTTTCTCAGTCATAAAGTCCCCTTCTAAAGTGGTGCCCCTTACAACCTTCCTTAATCCATCCTTAAACTTAGGTATAAATTTATCAATATCTTTTTGAGTAGGATTTTTTATTTTTTTAAATTCCCATAAGGCATCTAATGCGGCCCGGGCTTCCTTATCCCCAGCTTTAGAAGCTTCATTAAGTTTTTTAAAGGCTTTATTCTGGGATTGACCAGTCCCACCACCTACTAGATCATCTATAATACCGTCATTTACACTAATGAGCGTGGTTCTACCCTTGCTTAAGTCAGTTATCTCTCCTAAAGCAACCTGACCCCCCATAGAGTCGGCCATAACCGTCTCGCCTTTCAAAGTACTCCCATATTGTGAATCATCTAACACACCTACTAAAGAGTCCTTCAATCCTGCTGCTGTTTCAGTAACCGGATCAACAAAGTGTCGTGCCGTGAAATCTGTTGCTGCTCTACCTCCGCGTAGGGTAGCTCCATATGCACTACCCATAACTCCACCATATGATGCGTTCTGGTCTACCAAGGTTCTCATCTGGTCCTTGATAAATGTCTCTCTGCCCTTAACACTAGCAGTCCGCACATCCTTGCTGTATGCAGCTATAGTATTGACCATAAAGGATTGTATCTGGTCGTCCCCCAAGCCCATCATGTTCTTCATGATTACTGCCGCTGTTTCTGCGGACACTTTACCATCAGATCCAATGCCATTAGGCATGTCCTTAGCAATCATCATGATCTGTTTTTCGATAGCGTTACGGCCACCCTCTTCATTCATCATCTTAGCTGATGCTTGATTACCATATAAGATCATCTGACCCATGGTTTTAGTTGGGTCCTTAGCCATACTCCTACCGAAGCCAGCTACCGATCCAATTACCCCTTTACCCTCTCCACTACCAATATATTTATTGAAGGACATAAACTTACCTAAGGTAGTTTGGCCGGCCATAACTTGAGCGCCTACCATAGATTGTGTCGCCCCCTCTATACCCCCCATGCGGGCCAGTTGTTCAGAGCTTATCAGCCCCATACGGTTAGCGGATGCAAATGAGGAGTGGGCGCTAGCAGCAGCCATTTGTCCCAGGTATGGAGTCATACCATTCTGGGCATACATCATGCTACCTTGAGCACCCACCGTATCCATCAGCCTTTGTACACTGGTACCAGCTATGGATGCGTGTAGTCCCAGTTGGGTATAAGAACTGGTGGCCTTAGACCCCATAGCCCCTCCCATTTGTAACTTAGCCAAGCTCTCTATAGCCCCCTGTACACTTGGATCTTTCGATATAGCCATAACGAGCTTAACTTGCTCAGATATTTCTTTTATACGTTTTGTTATATCCCTAGCTTTAGCATTATCCAACATGCCAGAGCGCATACTCATATCGGATAAGTCTTTAAACTCACTAGTGGATAGTGACATATCTCTGATACCCATCTTGGTAATATCTTGAGACATGTTCATGGCTTCTTTATAACTGAACCCCCTACCGGTGGGGGTACTACCTTTAGCGTCAGCAAAAGTTACTCCGCTAAAGTTCTGATGTATTGACTCAGCCTGCTTCATATTATTTATATAAGGGTTAAAGAGGCCTCTCTCTGCTCCAGCTAGGCCACCCATGGCTGCTGCGAAAGGTAGAGCTACAGCCCCCACTGCACTACCGGCCACCCCTGCAGCCACACCTACCCTAGCGGCGGTAGTTGCACTGGCTCCAGCTCCACGTAAAAACCCGTTAGCTCCCCGCCTGAATATACTCTTACCTAATGCTGGACCAGCACCCCGTCCACTAAAGGCTCCACTAAAAGACTTAGATCCCAGGAAGTGGTTAGCTGCCTTAAAGGCTAAAATAGGAGCTGCTATCCTCTGGACTACGAATGCAGCTACATCAAAGGGCGATTCAACTGCAGAACTAACGTTAGAATGCCAAGTATCCTGGGGGGAGGTATGGCCGAAGTCTTGCCAAGGCATGAGCTTATTCATGGAACTAATCATGCCGCGTTTAGTATAGTCGTATTGACCCCCCTGACCAGCCCATTGAGGACGATAGGGTGCAGTATAACTAGGCGTCATCATGCTGCTGTCCATACCCCACCCAGGGCCACCTATATTCATATTCTGGGGGCCGGTGAATGAGTTGGCTGCTAGGTCAGCTTGACTTCTGTAAATATCGTTGTTTCCAAACATGATCGTATTTTAGTTAAAAGAAAAGCCCAACGTCAGTCGGGCCTTAAATTAGTTCTTAGTTTTTTATTATTAACCTTAACAGGTTCAGGCTTCTTAGCGTCCTGTTTCTGCGTAGACTCTTCTGGTAGTGGCGGTTTTTCTCCGTGAGCCACGAATAGTGCACCCAAGCCTTTAACCACCAAACCTCCATGCTTATCATCTTTAGATAGCTTAGGCCTTAATCCTTTAACGAATCTACCGTATGCATCAGCCATCTCTAACTCTTGTGAATCTGACTTAGTTAGCTCAATACCCAACTCAGCACTACTATAGTTGGTAAAAGTGGTTTTTATTTTAGTCAGCCACTCTGAAGCTTTAGATTCTTGTCCCGCCTCGAATGTAGGATTAGTAGACGCCACTAACGCTAGTATATTAGCAAAGTGAACTTCCTTACGCGCCTCCCTTACTGAGAATTCCCTAAACACTCTATCCCTCAGAGATCCTAACTTAGGAATTTTCACCCCTCCGGTATAAAGCCTGAGCCTATGTATGGCCCAGGGTTGTTTTAAAAATTTTCTTCGCCCACCTCACAGGCTTTAAATACTTTCCTATCAAACTTATCCAGGGCTACTAGAAGTGCCCCCACTACTGGGGCCGGTAGAGAATTGATAAACTTCTCCCTATCTTCTGGCTTAGCCTGGGAAACATCCTTACCTTGATAGTTAGTAAGGGCGAAGTGTAAGTTAAGCAATGAACGACGTTCGTTAATAGTAGATATGAAGTTGGCCGGGGTTGAATCCAGTTTACTGGTAATCTTACCAATCTCCTCAGCGGTACGGGTTCGGAATGACACATTCAACTTACCTTTAATCTTCGAGGACTCTACGTACTCTCCTGAGAAGATAATTTCATCAAAAATAGCTAGTAGCTCCGTTTCATCATATTCCGGAGCCTTACTATCCTTAGCTTCAGGCTCGGTTTTAGAGGATTCCTTCTCTACTATTACTTCTGCGTCTTTGTCTTTATTTTTTGTTTCAAAATCTGCCATTTGTTTCTCCGGTTAAGTATGGTATAAAAGGGTATATTAACACTATGCTGTGAAATTGTCTATGTCAAATAGTGAATCGGAGTGAGAGGGTGTATCGTCAGTATAGACGAAGTCTCCCTTAAGCACCATATATGCTATGTTTGCGAATACTATTGAGTGGAGCCAGTCGTCACATAAATCCTGGTCATGCCTATACAGTCTACGTCCGGACTGAGATTCCTCTTCGTACACGTTAAGGGCATCCTGCCAGAATGGGTTAGTTAGCTCCCATGCTGGGGTCTCAAACCTACCCTTACCGAGTTTCATCTTTAATATAACGGTATCTATATTCATAGTTCTATCAGCTGCGTAAAATAGACCCTGTTTATCCCATCTTAGCTGAGTTTTAGAGGCTACATAGTTAACCATAGCTACTTTCTGATCCCCTAAGTGCTGCTTAAATAACTGACCCTGTAATACCCCCACCCCTCTGTCTGAGCCGATGAAGGAACACTCAAACTGATGATAAAGTTGTTCAGCACGCTTTACTTGTAATAGCACGTCAATCCCGTCTAATTTCTGGCTATACAATAGATAACACTTACCGTTATAGTCATAACCTAAAATTGAGATTATAGTATAAGACTTAGTACTACCTGACACAGACCAATCTACCCCTAATACAGTACACACTATATTTCTAGAGTCTCTAGGAAATCCAGTATCCCAAGCCGTCTTAGAGGTATTACAGCAATCCATACACTCCTTAATAGAGAGAATGCGGCCTCCTTCTCCACTAGGAAGTCCAAAGACTTCATTGGCTACTTTCTGCATCGAGTAACCTTTGGACCCGTTAAGGCCAAAAATCTTACCTCTCATCTCTTCCCATTTTCCAGGCTTTTCAACTGTACCTGTCCTTGTACGTACTGGGAATATAAGTTGAGGGAGATGCATCCCTATATAGTTTTTAACCTCAGGTCTGGCAGCCGCCCACCTACCGGTAGACATATTTAATACCTTGCCGCAGTACACACAGCCGGGGCCTAAAGGATTCTCTGATATTTTTAAGCACGTCTCAAAGTCGATAGGAATTGTATATTTACCACAGTGCTCACATTTGCAAACCCATTCACATTGAGAAGATTTTTTATATTCAACCTCTAGCGTATTATTGAGTGTCTTACTGGTTCCGGCTAGTCTCTTAAATCCAAATTCAGAAGCTGATAATGTTTCATATAGAACTGGTAGGGCGTCTTGGGAAATGTCCTGTATCTCGTCCAAAAGGAGCTGATCACAGGAAGCGCCACGCACACGTCCACTATCTGCTTCTGTCTCGGCGTAGCTGAGATAAATGCGGGATCCATTATTTAGTGACTTCTCAAACACGTTCTTTTTTGAGGACGTATCCATGAAATGTTTTTTTAGAACAGGGCTGGCTAAAAATGGATCTAGGTATGCCGAAGAAAATCTACTAGTCTGACCACTCAATGGAGATATAAACATAGTGGTAAAGAATGGTCTAATCACAGACTGAGCGATGATTGTTGCACCTAGCCCCAGGGACTTCCCAATCTGTCTTGAAGCGCGTAAAACCAGCTGTGGTGGGGCTATATCGTAGATTAGCTCCATAGGGAGATAGTCTTTCATATTAAGGGGTTTACCTCGTACCTGTAGTAGGGCGCGGGCTATCTCGGAGGGTTTTAATTTTATAAGGCTAGACAGATTACTCATGGTTGTAATTTATTGGGCAAAAAGTGGTTATATCTTTCTCAACCTCACACTTAGTACAAACCTTACTCACGTCACAACCCCGCTTCATCCAACGCTCTAACCACGGCTCTTCTTATGAACTCAGCGAATGGTACGCCGGTCCTCTCCTTGGCTATGCGCAGCCTCTCAATCAACTCAAGGCTAAAAAACATGCTAACCCTCTTCATCTTTAATACTCCATAATATATGTATACACCTATATTAACATAACTTTCAATATTCTCCAACTACTTGGTATAACAGTATTGAGCGGGAAAAGCATAGTTATTAGCCGGCTAGTAGCATTTCCCTTTAGCTCATACTTTTTAAATCGTTAACGAAGAAGGAACCAAAATGGCAGAGATCGTCCAAACAAACATCGTAATTACCGCAACTGACACTGAGTACCAGGTACCTGGTTCATTGAGTGTCTCCCAAGTTGTGGCTGCATATTCCAGCCAAATCCCCGGTCTGTCTGGCTATCAGGCTTCGGATGAGATCGTGACACGTGAAGGCATTGGCCAAGTTCGCGTTATCACCTTCCGTCCCAAAACTGGTACTAAGGGTTAATCTTTAACCCTGGTGGAGAAACGGGTTCGGGTCCAGCTGGACCCGTTTTTTTTAGTAAGAGGAGGTTTATATTATGGCAGAAGTAAAGGTTTTTCTAAAAAACAGTATACCGTCACTATCTAGGTTAATAGTAAATTACCGTAAAGAAAGGATTAATAAGCTCCTGGAGTTCACTACGGCTAAAAGTAAAGAATATGGTATTATTCCAAAATCATCCACTGTGGTGGCAGATTTAAGGGTTACCTCTTCTACCTCCAGGAAGTTTTTTAAAAAAATTTATACCTCTTTATATAATCAGGTGGCTAAAAAAGTCCCCTATATGGATTTCATGGAGAAGGATGAAGTGGAGATGGTTAATAGTGGACTGAGTTTAACAGTACCATTAATAACTACCAGGATTCTTGTTAACATGGAGGGGCTGGTGGACGTGGACGATGTAGGACTGAAGCCTAATCCTAATAGTAAGAGCCGCTTATATGTTAGTAACGATATTATATGTTCTCATCTGGAATCCTCAGGAGCAGATTTTGATTCAAAGACAATACGAAGATACTTGGCATATCTTAATTATAAGGCCGCTAGGAATGGGTGTCCTATTAAGCTTTTTTTAAAGGTTAGAGCTGAATCAATAGCGGGATTACCTAGAGAGGGTTCCCGACTTATGCCTGTACTATTTTTTATGAATATTAAAGTAGAATTAGGTAGTTGGTATGTAGGTGATATGGCAGACGGCGATATCCCAGTATCATATGGGTTTGGCTCTTTTGGTATTTCTCCAGATACCTATAGTAGGTATCCAGAGTGCTCCTCATTCAACTTATTTACATTCTTGGATGATATATCCAAAGTTATTAGAACATTAAGTAGGAAAGGAAATTATAATGCAAGCGCCTATATTATCTAGTATAGCGTTAAGTTTAAATAGGGCTACCAGTATAACTGATGATGTAGTTGAAGCAATTAAAGAGTCATACCTGATAAAAGATATATCCACCAGAGAAGATGTAATTTCCTGTGTTAAAAACATCACTACCATATTCGGGGTAGAGCACAACGGTGGCTTGCACTTGAGAAATGTAGTAAACAATGTTATTGGCTCAGTGAGGAAAGCTAAGCACTATTCTAACCTAACATCAGGAGATTTCGTATGAGTGAAGGTATAGTTATTGAGGGGTCTCAGGATACCCCAGAAGTAGTAGAGGCCGCGCTTGTAGCTAGTAAGGCTCTATCTGACTTAGAAGAAACACTGTTGACCCAGGTGAGGGTGAATGGGCAAGAAGTAACACTGATGGACGATGCAGTCATAATTAAAGGCGTGGGTGGTATTAATAAAACTATCTCATATGAGGACTTTATTAGTTCAGTCCTTAGGGCTACTAATACCCTTTCCGAAGAAACTAAGTTATCATTGTCTCTACCCGGTAGTGTATCCTACTTGGCAGTGGGGCCCACTGAGTTAGATATCTCTTGTTATTATAAAGAAGGGGTTAAACCCTTCCAATTCTCTGATGGGAGTAGAATGGAAAGGTATGACATAGTAGTTCCTAATATTATCGTCAGCCATAAACTTAGAAGAGAAAGAAGTGACTGGGTCCATAATGGAGCATTCTATACTGTAACAAATATGCCGGTTAATAAGCTACCACAGGACAGACTTATTACAACTATGGACCGTGATAGGGGTATTTTTCTAATGCCATTTACCAACGCATATGACTCTTGTAATATGTGTTATGGAGGTAATAAGATGCCCGTTAGATTTATAGATAATAACCTGAGGGGCCTAGACTACTACTACAACTTCCTATGGGAATCTCCATTTAATAATGACTTGGGTATTAGTAGCAAAGTAAACCGAAACATGTTCTCCAGCCCCGTACAATGGTACCATCATCTCAGGGATCTAGCTATAGATAATAAGCCATTCCCCTATGGGGACCTACGACGTTAAATAACGGCGTAGATAATGGTATAAGTAACTAGTAGTATGTAATAAACCATCTACTAAAGGAGATAAATTAAATGCAAATATTGATGCCTAATATCAGTTGCATCTGCCACAGTTTACAGGAAGAGACTGATGCAGTTACACAAGGCTACAAAGAGATCTACACCATTGTAAAAGACGAATACTTCAAGAAACATGTATTCCGTGGGGAGAACCGTTTCATTAGACTGAAGGTAGACTCTATTCCGGGATATGTTCGTCCTGCTTCTGAAATCATCCCGGCTGAAATGACTAGACAAGAGATTGCCTTTCTGCCAGCGGGAAAGATCTCCTATGATATCTGGGAGCAGATCATCGCCTTCTTTAAGAAGGTTATGGAAGTAAAGAAATCAGAAGTAGAGGCAATGATCCACGTCCTTTATAATGCTGAGCGAGGGTACCACATTGGTGTCCCCCCTCAGACAGTTTCCAAGGGAAGTGCTAGTTACGACTGGGAATACGTCCCGACGGGAACTAGTGTAATCGTGGATATTCACAGCCATTAACTCCTAAGTATGGTGGCCTAATCAGGTAACTGATTTGATAAAATCGGGTGAACTCAGACAACTGAGGTGTAGGATAACTCCTGCTAACGGGGAACGGAAATGCGAATTCCCAATCCCGTGCTAAGCTTGCGAAAAGACATTGAAGTAGCAAGAAAGTGTAACGACTAATCCTTGAGCAGTCTATGCAATAATAGGAACACGAGCGCCCGACTCCGAAGAACTTTCGGATGATGATATAGTCTGATCTTGTGGTATTTCGTAGTATTTATCGTATTTACGTTTTAAGTAAAAAGTACAATCTTTATAGACAGTATCCATGAACAGTTGTACATCTTCCTTAGAGTTTATATCTAAGGAAAATATGGATTTCTTCTTACTTATGAGAAACTGTTTAGGCTTTAAGAAATCAGCCATGCCTAGTAAAAACTCCTTAGTTCCACAGATAGTTATAACTGGATTTACATAGGTTTTTACATATCCCCTCTTAGAGACATACCTAGTCTTTTTCCAGTACATACAGCCATCACCATCATGATATCCTAATGTGAATGATGCGTGGAACTTACTAGGGATTAATGGATACAAATTAGGCATAGTAAGTGATTTGCGATAACCCAACCCATACTGTCGCAAATCATCGCAAATTTGTTGATTACAAACGCGGAAGGACACCTGGTCCTTATTTTCAAAATAGTGTATAGCTAACTCAGACCCGAGTTCTCTCTTCAACGTATCGAGGACTGTACGATCCTTGCTGAGTATGTTAATTGCCAGAGTATCTCTATGGCCACTATTAGTTTTACTCTCTACTATACATCCATCTGCTGCTATAAAGCCTAGAAAATATGCTTTAATGTGTGAGTCTATAGTCTGAAAGTAACTCATATTACCTTGGTGTGGTGTTAACTTCCCCGTTATCCCTCTGTGACGTTTATATAGCTTAGGTATAGTAGTTCGATGTAACCCAAACATGGCTGCAATTTCAGTCCCTGTTTTTCCGTCATCGTACATTTTACATATTAGTTCTATATCGTCACTATCAACTGATTTCATCTTAATCCTTTATTTATTGATAGTATTTTAACGTAACATGCCATATACCGCAAGGGCTTAAATTAAAAAAAGCTATAACTTATTGAATACAATGGGAAGTTTCTTTTCAGCGACGGATGATCGAGATGACCTTAATGCCATTGGTTTTTCAGGCGTTGTAGGAAAACTCAAAGATAAAGAACCAGAAGTAAAAATCCGCTTTAACTACTACAAACAGAAGTATGAAGTAAAACTCCAGGATATCTTCCATACGCCAGAAGATCGTGTTGTGGATGTTCCTGAAGAGTGGTTAGCTAACGTTAATACTCCTAACTACTCAGTGGGACGCGGGGATTACCGGGGGTATCAGGGTGGCCATAAGTGGGATCATTTGAAACAGTATCAATTCTCTAAGGCTAACCCGGATAACACAACTGCATCTGGTGAACGTGCTGGACCTAACGTACGGGGTCTACCTTATCACTCGGATCCAACTTCTCTAGGATCAATATTTGGAGACGACGAAGGGGGGCTCCCACCGGGTTTTCCCTCGGGGGCTCAGGGAAAACTCCCCCTGGGTCCCGCAGGTTCTCGAAACGTGAGCAGAGAGCTAATAGAAAAGCCCTGCGAGAAGCAGTTAAGGGATGAGAGTAGTGGTGAAGAGATAGATGAGAATGATCCTGTTGGAAACTACCTCAGTACATTAGAAGATGACCAATACGCGTTCTTGGCCATTCAATATGGTGGGGAGGTAGCCAATGCATTTTCATTGATCAGTGATTGTATGACTGCCCTATCCGGTAAAGATGAACTTATATCAGAAGTTATCTGCGATCTATTCCAGTTAATGGAAGATGAAAAACAGGTGGATATGGTTAGGGAACTGTACAATACACTCCCGTGGAAGTATCAATCACAAATAGCAGAAAACGGTATGTGAAGGTGGGGGTTAAACACCCCCTCCTATTACTAATTTAAAAGGAGAGGCACTTGTTTAATTTTATTCCATCAACCATTCCCCATAATATCATCGTTGTAGGATGTGGGGGGACCGGCTCCAGGTTAGTCCCCCTGTTGGCTCAGTTTATCCGATCTATCACCAAGGATTATTCACCACGAGGATGGTTAGGCACCCCCAATATTGTGTTATGTGATCCTGATACGATTGAGGAAAAAAACTTGGCACGTCAAAACTTCATCCACCAGGATGTTGGTAAGAATAAGGCAGTAGTTCTGGCCGAACGATATAGCAAGGCTTATGGGGTGTCTATTATACCGATGACTTCTCGTATAGAAGGACATATGGATATCCAAACATTCTTTACTACCCAATTAGGTGTGAACCTGGAGAGTGAACCATGTATGATCATCATGTGTGTTGACTCCGTAGTAGCCAGGAGAAATATTATCTCTAACGCTATGTCAATCGTAGACCTTAATGATAACTATAGTAATGCGAATGTGTTTATCATTGATTCTGGTAATGAGGATAATTTTGGCCAAGTAAACTTCTTCAATCCAGAGATAGGTTTGCATCCTGATAATTTCGAAGTGGGAGTAATTGAAAAATTACCCAAGATGATTACTCACGTGGAAAATATACACAGTATACCTATGGATATTAAGCATTATCTAGAGTTGGCTGATAATCCGGGCCTAGGTAGTTGTGCTGATCTAGATCAAACTTTGGCCATCAACGCCCTAGTAGCAACAAATATTATTGCAGTAGTTCAGAATTATTATTACCGTAAACCTATGAACTTCAACAAAGTATTTGTGGATATGTTAGGAGGTTCTTCTACCACCTTTAATACTATGTCTTACTTTCTATCCATAGCTGCTGAGAGTTACACTGCTATTAAGAGTCACCCTAACCTTAAAGAATTATCCTGCATGGATGTACACCTTGGTAATAACAACGATGTCATATACAGAATGGTTAAAGGTATTATTCATAAAGAGGAGACTGCTCGTATTAAGGAGGAAGAGGCTGCGAAAAGGGCTATGATAATGGCTGCGGTAAGGGCTAAGCTAAGGCTAGGGGTAATACCCACCAGGTAGATAATGAACTCAAGGGAGAGGATAATGAAGCCGGGGGAATTGTAGAAGACCAAGTAGTAGAGGTTAAAAGTAAATCTAGGAAATCTAGTATGGAGGATATTCAGGTCTCCAATTCACCCCCCCCCACAGACTATTATTACAACTGCTGAGGTAACTCTGGGTGATATTGTGATACCGAGCGGAAGGTTGCATGGTAACAACTCGGTGGCTGTCAATACTGGCCTATCACCTGAGGATTATCCCTTCTAGCATAAAAAAGAGCCCATATTTCTAGGGCTCTTTTTTAGATTAATTAAAGAATTATACTCGTTCTCTACTGGAAGTAGAAGTAGTGTCCACCACGTTATAAGTAGCCAATGTAGTTGAGTTTTGTTTAATCAAAGTTAAATTACCCGTAAGCTTATTCCAGTACCAACTACCCAGTGCTTCATCTTCTATATTTTTTAACATACCTATGACATCATATGCATCAACGGTTATATGGGCTATTACTACCCCATTATATACTACGTAGAAATTACCTATAGTAGGTGCAATAAAAGTAGTGGTATATATCCCAGATCCAGCACTTATTTCAACTGGAGTGGAGAGTCCGGTTAATCCTAGAGAGCTAACTGTGTTAGGGGTCGATATATCATAATCAGTTAGTAATTGTAAAGATGGAAACGAAGTAAGTCCTGTAGTATCCATAATAGGGATACCAGATGCTTGTCCTACAAAAGTTGTTATGTTAATCATTAGACATACCTTTTATATATAATTGTATAGCAGTAGCCTTGTTATCCGTGTCTTCTTTAGTTTGACCTGGAGATAACATCTCCTTAGGCACAAATGAAAAAGGGGCTACAGGTTCAGAGTATCCTTCATTACGTAAAATATAAGCTACCCCCTCTATAAACCCATCTGAATACCTGGATATTACACCGGAGGTACTTAAGGACATCTGTACTTGGAGTATAGCATATGCCAGCTCTAGCGAAGTAACGTGAGGTACTTGAGTAAAGTCAGCAATATTCCCATTTATCACATCTGTAGCTACCATAGTAAACCAGAAGTCTTCATGAAACACCTCCGGTCTCATACCTAACGTTTTTAGTAGGTATATCTTATCCCCTAGGGACTTAGAGTAAAAAGGTAGGTTTAACTCACTTATAATGGTTTCTACTTCGTAGTCAAACCAAGTATCTTTACCTAAGACAAAATCTATCTTACATTTAAGTGTATAGATACCATGGAATCCTGGTGTATCGCCATTTGACATACTTAATTATACATTCTTAGTTAGAGACACAAGTACTTTTTGTAGGTCTAGAGGAAGAGTCTCTGCTACCTGTTTGAAATTAGCTGGTCCACGGTCGAACTCGGAGGCGACATCTTTACCTATATAAGAGGCAATATTCGCTCTGCCTACCCTGGCGAGTTTCTCGTAAGGTATGTCTTTTCCAGCCAGCCTAATATTTAAAATACTGATGGCAGCCTCTTTAGTATGGAATGCCTCACGGTAAAAGTTAAAACCCTTGAGTGTTAATCCTGCGGTTTTATCTAATCCAGTAACCCTCTCCGCTAACCTAGAAGCCAAGTCTTCACTTACTTCTGATGTGTCGCTTAAAGCTTTAGCTAGCTTAATATATTCAGCCTCCTTAGTTAAGGAATGCCTAACCGATAAAGATTTAAGGGCAGCCGATTTATTCAGGATAGACTTACCTGCATACAGAGTAATGTCTGGTGAGGGCGTAACCCCTTTATCAGAAGCCTGTTTGTATAAGTCCTTAGCGGTTGATATTGCTGAGAATATATCAGAAAACCCAGATAACATACCCCTAAAGGCTGCCTCTTTGAGCATGTAAGATTCTACGGAGTTCTTCTCAGCACTAATACAAGCTTCACCGGCACGCTTAGTCATTAGCTCACCTAAGGATCCTATCTCTTCTTGGAGACTATAAGCTTCTACGGCCCTAGCCACCTTTTCTAATTCTGCATAGTCAGGTGCCCTACGGGCAACCTTAACCATATACTGAATAGCCATAGCGGAGGCTAGTACCGAGGATTTATTATCAATAGGATACTCCCTATCCACCGAAGCCTGCTTAATCATTGGAGAAATCTCCGGTACCAGTTCCAACACTGGTTTTATATAATATGCTAACATTGTCATTTATAATAATCCATTAAAAGCGTTCTGTATTTTACGTAAGAAGTTATTAGTGCTATCAACGTTGTATTTCTCAGATGCTCCAAACTCCGCCTCTGCCTTATTTTTTTCAAAGGTTATTTTATCTCTAGTCTCTGCTGAACTATTAAAGAACTCGTCACTAACGCTCTTATCAATAGCATTTATATATCTATTACCAGCTACCCCTACCGCCTTAGGGGTGTATACTACATTAGAGTATTCCATAGATAATGGAACTATGTTATCTACCACCGAACCCATAAATTTCCCGGTTACTCCAGGTTTTCTAGGTTGGCCAATTTGAAGATTACGTAGTGCCAAAAGTTTAATAGCGTCCTTATCCTCCCCGGAATGTGCCAACCCATTGAATGCCTTATTCATATCATTCCTCTGGGATATGGAGCTAGACCTATCAAATAAAGCCTTTGTAGCTCCCGCCGCTGCACCTATGCCAGATGCCAGGGCTAGTCCCTTCATAGATATAGGCATACTTACCCCGTTAGTCTTATTAGCCAATAATCTACGCAATAGGACAGATCCCCCAGCTAGCCCAGCCCCTGCTAAGGAATCAATTAGAATACTTTTAACATCCCCCTTATTGAGTACAGTAGATGTAGGTGAAGCAATGTGAGATGCGTATTGCTTAATTAAGTTAACCCTATTATGGAGGGGTAAATGAATAAACAGTGGGTTATCTAGTAATAGATGTAGATCTACTCCACGTTCTTTGTATAGCTCTATGAGGCTTTGGATAACTAATTCGTCTTTCATGCGTTTATTTTAACTTATAGTCCCTGGTAGATTTAAGTATCTTCTCTAAATCCATTTCTATACATGGAGTAGTTAGAGGGTTAACTACAAAACTAGTTTTCATTATATCAAATCTATCATAGGTAGATTGAGGCATATACCTATTTTCTATGTAAACTGCATCCCATAAACCGTCTATCGCATATGTTGAGATAGACATAATATCAAACCCCCCTCTGGTCAAATTTGTGCGCTTAGGGGTATCTAGGTAATCCTTACTATATACAGCGTCTGAATTCTTACACTGTACAGTACCCTGCCAGGTACCACGTATCGTATCCCACTTAACAGTTGAGGAGATTATGGATTTACACTCTATTGTTATATCAGTACCTAAGTATTTAATCTGTAAGTCTCTTTTTACTCTGTGTCTATCTGGTATCTTACTAACTTCAGTTACCCCAAATATATTTCTCAGCCTATCTATAAGTTTATATTCTGCTATATAGCCTTGCATAATACCTCTTAACTTAGGATTCTCCTCAATTATTAGCTCCAGTTCCCCTAGGGGTATTTCAGATAATATAGACATTATGAGAGTGTAACCTACTATCAATATAAACTCAACCTCATTTTAATGGGGTTTAAACGCGTTTTAAGCCTCTAATTAAGTGGAAGCTATATCAGCGTATACTTAGTCTACTTAAAACGGTCTAAGGCCCCTTAAAACGTCTCAGAGTGCCATTGGTATACACCTAGTGGATCTAAATAATTACCTCCGCACTTTTCCGCAATTCTTTTCCGCACTTTATTTTTAGACTTATTCTTTATAATCAATCACTTAGTATTTTCTTCCGCACTTTTTTAATTAATTACGCACTTTTTATTTTCACTTAAGCTTATGATTATAAAAAGAAAAGTGACCTTTTTACGCACTTCCGCAGTTTTTTAGAAAAAAATATATAT